GAAGCCCACAAGTAGAAACAACCTGTCGCTCGTTTGAGAAAAATTACATTCCTGAACTTGGCAATCTGTATGCAGAGCCAGAGCCGCATTACGAGCCTGATAGCGTAGACGGTGATTTAATCGAGCAAGCCATTAAGGGTTTACCCCAAAATCTACGCCAAGCGCTTAAACTTAGATATGTAAGCCATCCTTACGCCTCTTTAAACCAATTGGCTAACGCTGCAAGAACAACGGTACATCGCTTAGAATTAGACTTAGAAAATGCAAAAAAACGACTCCAGCACGAACTGGACAGAAAAGCCAAGTCAAATCACTATAAGAGCTTGCTCAAGATGCAAGATCAGCAAATCGACTAGAGATGGGGTTATGGAGATATATGGCAATGGTATATACCAGCGCTTTGTTTGCCTGTCTTGTAGGAATGTAAAAACACATTTATAATTGTGCTAGGAAACCTTTGCCCAAATTTTGTGAGTTGCTATGAAACCAGAAAAAACTACGATTATGATCGGTCTGCTGGGCGATAAGCCTAAGATGGGCAAAAAGGAAGATGGCGGCCTGCTGGCTGAGGACAAAAGCTCCTGCCCATTATCTACAATGGATGCCGACATCAACAAAGGCAACATGAAAAAAGCTGTTTTAACGGCTGATTATGGGTCTAAAAAAGATGGCGAAGGAAAATGCAAGGCTTGTGAGTATTTCAATACTGATATGGCTGATTGTGGCGTACCTAAAGGCAAAGGCCATTGCGACATCTTTGATTTTGTATGCGACTCGGAAAACGGCTGTATGGCTTGGGAAGCAATAGGCGAAGAAGAAATGGAAATGGAAGATGAAGAATAGTCTTTACGGAAACATTGCAGCAAAGAAAAAACGCATTGCCGAAGGATCTGGCGAGAAGATGCGTAAGCCAGGCACAAAAGGCGCACCAACCGCAGCCGCATTTAAAGCCGCAGCCAAGACAGCAAAGCCTAAGAAAAAGTGAGATTAGGGGTAATAATCCCATATCGAGATAGAGAGCAGCATCTAGCTAAGATGTTGCCTCATACAGTTAGTTTTTTCCGCAGAAACACCAATATAGAGCCTTTATTCTGCATAACAGAGCAGGTAGACAATAGTCCATTTAATCGTGGCGCAATCGTAAACCAAGCCTACGCAGCTATAGCTGGAATGGTGGACTATGTCTGTTTCCACGATGTAGACTATATGCCCATGTGGGCAGATTACTCAGAACCTAGTTTGCCAAGCCGCATTGTCTGGCATGGTATGGACACAAGACCGGTAGGACACGGCACAAATCGAGCAGTAAAAGCCCAGCGTTACGGTCTGGCGGCAGTCGCTCTAATGAAGAAGTGGCACTTTGAAGCCTGCAATGGTTACTCCAATACTTATTGGGGATGGGGCTACGAGGACACAGACCTCGCTAAGAGGCTCGAATCGGTTGGTCTGCCACTAGGGTATAGGGATGGTACTTTTATCGCCTTAGATCACGATTCAAACGGTTACGATGCCAACGGAGAAACCGAGGCAAGCAAAGCAAACGCTAAACGGTTTGCTGATAGGGTTTACCCTGACATGGTAGATGGACTAGCAACGCTGAACGCAGATGTTGTAGAAATACAACACCACATGGCTAGAGGGCTGACAGAGAGCGAAGAAGCTCCGCTAATTTGGTGTAAATACGACCTAAAGGAAATGTATGAAGATGAGCAAAAAGCAAGCCAAAGTAAGTAAGGTTATGGGTGAGTACAAAGAAGGTAGCCTAAAGTCTAGCTCTGGCAAGAAGGTAAGTAACCCAAAGCAAGCCATGGCTATTGCTATGAGTGAAGCCGCTAAGTCTGCTCGTTATAAAAAATGAAGATTCGGGAAGCTGCTGGAGTATTGGAGCGCATGGGCGTTGCAGGATTTAACAAACCTAAAAAAACACCAAGCCATCCTACCAAAAGCCATGTAGTAGTCGCTAAAGAAGGCGATAAAGTAAAGACGATCCGTTTCGGTCAGCAGGGTGTAAGTGGAGCAGGCGCTAACCCTAAGACAGAAGCAGGCAAAGCAAGACAAAAGAGCTTTAAAGCTAGACACGGTAGCAACATTGCTAAAGGCAAGATGAGCGCAGCTTACTGGGCCGACAAAGTTAAATGGTAGAGTTCACCAGCATTAACCCATCAGAGAGCAATTTTTGACTGAAGAAGAATATAAGTCCCAAGCAACAGCTTTTCTACAAAAAGAAAGTAGATTTCCTTGTTATGCTTACCCTTGTCTAACAGATGACAAAGGACACGGGTTTGATGAACACTATGTTTACCATGTAGCCTGGGCAGCAAAAAAGATTGCAGAAATCAACCCTTTACACCATACAGACATTAGCTCATCTTTACACCTTTGTACGACTGTAGCTGCTCATACACCTACAACCTACTTAGATTACCGAGTACCAAACCTTTATGTAGAAAATCTATCAGTTGGGCAAATTGATATAGCAAACCAATCCATTGAGCCTGTAGAGTCTTTGTCGTGCTGCCATGTAGTTGAACATATAGGACTAGGCAGATACGGAGATGAAATAGACAATGAGGGCGATATTAAGGCGATCCAAAACCTTAAAAACAGCACCTACAAGCATCTTTTATTTGTTGTGCCGGTAGGCAATCCTAGCGTGTCGTTTAATGCACATAGAGTTTATAGCCCTGTCTACATATCTTCTTTATTTACAGAATTTGTCTGTAAAGAGTTTTACCTGATCCCTAACAACGGACAGAAACCAGCAGTCACAGATATAAAAGAACTTGACTTACCTTATGCTTGTGGGTGTTTTTATTTCATAAAATCTTAATATGCTAAATATAACCATCATTGTATGGGGGCATAAGTAAACAGATGCTAACCATTCTGGTTTAAAAGATAGGCGGCATAAAAGCAGTTTTAAGTAAGATTAAACAAAATGCCGCATATTAAAAACAATTTTATTACTGGAGTTTGCTATGTATCCCTTTTTTAATTATGGAGGTTTTGGTTTCCCACAAGGCCAATTCTCCCAGCAATCTCCATTTATGGGTGGATTTAACCCATATCAAATGCAAGGCAACTTTGGTGGACAACAGTTTTCTGGTATGCCAAATCAAGGCGGATTTAATCAGCGACAATTTAATCCACCACGCCAGCCAAGGCCGACTATTGGAAACCCCAACATAGACCCTAGCCAAATTTCGGGCGGCTTTCGTTCTGCAATTGCAAACGCATCAAATCAACAGCCAATGGCTCAAGAGCGTGATAATTATTTACAGTCTAACCCTGCTTTTCAACAGTTGAATCAGTTGTCGTCTTCTTTAAATGGCGCTCAGCCAAACCAAGATCAACTTAGTCAGCTGCAAAATTTAAACCAACAAATACAACAAGACCCAAGGTTAATGCAAATCCAGCAACAACAAATACAGCAAGGTATGGGCGGCATGGGTGGTATGGCTGCTCAACGTGGAATGCAGAAGGGGGCTGGGCCTCAAGCACCTACTCAAGACGCATACAATAATTTTAGAGCTATGACTGGAAGCCCCATAAGTTTTGAAGAATTTTCGCAAAGTCGAGGCAATAAACTTACACAACAGCCTGGATTTGGTGGGCAACAGACTGCACAAACTCAACCTTCCTCTACATTCAGTCCTTATGGTGCTGGTGATTCTTCTGTATACACTACTACACAGCAAGATATGATGGGTGGCAATAGAGGTGGCGGCCAAGGTTTTAATCAGGTTATGCAAGGGTTACGAGGCGGTAAATCTAGCGGGGCCGGTCAAGGTGGTTATGGCGGTGCTCCTGGGTTTGGTGGGCAACAGTTTGGCGGATTTCAACAGCCTCAATTTAACCCGTTCCAACAACAATTTAGCCAAATGAGTCGTTTCCAACCTCAACAACAGTTTGGCGGATTCCAGCAACAATTTAACCCATACCAGCAACAATATGGCGGGTTTAGCCAGTTTCCCCAGTTTCAAACTCGTGGGCTTCTTTATTGATAAAATGTAAACTGCAGTTTATTTAATGTTGTAGAATAGCAACATCATCAACCATCAACCCAAAGGGAATGGAATGTTAGGAGCAACAAAAATAGAGTGGCAATCAGTAGATAAGCTGATACCTTACGCTAAAAACGCCAGGACACACTCAGACGAGCAAGTTGCTCAGATTGCCGGATCAATTAAAGAGTTTGGGTTTAATAACCCTGTACTTGTAGATAAAGACAACAGCATCATTGCTGGGCATGGCAGGCTCATGGCGGCAAGAAAGCTAGGCATGGATAAAGTGCCAGTAGTGCAGCTAGGCCACATGACCGAAGCGCAGCGTAAAGCCTATGTATTAGCAGATAACCGTATCGCCCTAAACTCTGGGTGGGATGCAGGTATGCTATCGCTGGAGCTGCAAGACCTAAAAGACGATATAGACCTTAGCCTATTGGGATTTGATCCTGATGAGCTAGATGCCCTGCTAAACCCCATAGAGGAAACAGAAGGGCTAACAGATGAAGATGCTGTGCCTGATGTACCAGACGAGCCCAAGACAAAACTAGGGGACATCTACATATTGGGCAACCATAGGCTAATGTGCGGTGATAGTACAAGCATTGATGCAGTAGAAGTGCTAATGGATGGGCAGAAGGCAGATATGGTCTTTACTGATCCTCCTTACGGTGTAGATTACAAAGGAATTAACAACGACTCTAGAGATGGATTAGAAGATCTGCTCAGAGGAGCGTTTGCTAACTATATTGCCACGGCAAAATCAGGGGCCTCTATTTATTGTTTTCACTCAGATAGATGCGCTGATGTATTCCACAAGGTATTTAGAGAGTTCTTTCACTTTAGCTCTATGATTATTTGGGCTAAAAATAGCCTCACATTGAGCCAAACTGATTATCAGAGCCAGCATGAGCCATGCCTTTATGGATGGATGGATAACGGCTCTCACTCATGGCACTCTGATAGAAAGCAGACTTCTTTATGGAAATTTGATAAAGAACGAGTAGTAGGGCATACAACTCCTAAGCCTGTAGCTCTTGTAGAGAAAGCAATTACCAACTCTAGCAAGGGTGGAGACTTGGTTATAGATTTGTTTGGCGGCTCAGGATCAACTCTTATTGCTGCTGAAAAAATAGGCAGATGCGCTAGATTGATGGAGCTAGACCCCAAGTATTGCGATGTTATTGTGCAACGATGGGAAGAATTTACAGGCAAAAAGGCCGTACTTTCGGAGTTAGAAAAGGCTTAATATGCAAGGTATAGAACATATCCCAACAGAAGAAACAAGAAAATTAGTCCGAAGCCTTAGTGCCGTAGGGATTAAGTATGTAGATATTGCTGGAAAACTAGACATATCAGACGATACGCTGGTCAAGCACTACAAGAAGGATTTAGAGGATGGCAGGGTAGATGCAAACGCTTCTATCGGCCAAACGCTATTTCAGCAGGCAAAGAATGGTAATACAGCCGCAGCGATCTTTTGGCTAAAGACCAGAGCGCAATGGAAAGAAACAAACGCATTAGAAGTATCTGGCGCAGATGGCGCACCTTTAGCGGTTAAATGGCTGAGCGAGTAGTAACGATCCCCTATAAACCTAGAGCGCCTCAGAAGTTAATTCATGAGGCGATGGATGAGCATCGTTTTGTAGTAGGTGTAGCGCATCGAAGGATGGGCAAGACGGTAGCGGCACTAAACCAAATTATTAAGTCTGCTCTTGAAAACAACCAGCAAGCCCCAAGATACGCTTATATAGCACCTACCTATGGGCAGGCTAAACGAGTGGCGTGGGACTACCTTACGCATTTTGTAAGGCCGCTTGATGCGGTGGCAAACATCGCTGAGTTAAGGGTAGACTTCTTAGGCCGCAGGATTCAGCTATACGGTTCAGATAACCCTGACAGTTTGCGTGGTCAATATTTTGATGGCGTAGTGCTTGACGAAATTGGCGATCAAAACCCTAAAATATGGAACGAGATCATCCGGCCATCTTTAGCAGATAGAAAGGGCTGGTGCTTGTTTATCGGCACACCCAAAGGCAACAATCACTTTAAAGACCTGTTTGACCGATCTAGCAAAGAAACTGGCTGGGCAGCATTGCAGTTTAAAGCCAGCGAAACGCAGATTATAGATGTAGAAGAATTAGACGCAGCTCGTAAAGAGATGGGCGATGATAAGTACAACCAAGAATTTGAGTGCAGTTTTAATGCAGCAGTAGAAGGCAGTTACTACGGCAAACTAATAAACGACCTAGAAGAAAATGGTCGTATGTGCGCTATTGATCGAGATGATCTATGCCGCACTTATGTAGCCTGGGACTTAGGAATCGGGGACTCAACTGCAATATTTGTAATGCAAGTTGCCGGTCAAGAGTTCAGAGTAATGGATCATGTTGAAAACCATGGTCAAGGATTGGATTGGTATGTAGAATGGCTAAAAGAAAACAATTGGCATAAGGCCGAGCAACTCCTTCCGCATGATGTGGAAGTAAGAGAGTTAGGCACAGGCAAGAGCAGAATAGAAGTGTTGAGAGAGGCTGGATTGGATTGTAAGGTTTTGCCAAGGCTTTCAGTAGATGACGGCATACAAGCAGTCAGAAGGCTATTGCCTAAGTGCTGGTTCAATATGCCAAAGGTAAAGCAGGGTTTAGATTGCCTACGAAACTATAGGCGAGAGTACGATGAAAAGCGTAATGTGTTCTATGACAAGCCACTTCACGACTGGGCATCACATTCTAGTGATTCCTTCCGGTATCTGGCATTAGGCTTAGAGCAATCAAATACATGGGCGCAACCATTAAAAATTAACGCAAACTGGATAGTTTAAATATGGATGACAACAAGCTAAAAGGTATTCTAGATGCAGAGATTGATAACTCAATCGGCTATGTAGATACCGAAACAACCGAAGCTCGTAGAAGGGCTTTGACCTTTTACAATCGTGAGCCGTATGGCAACGAAGTAGAAGGCCGTTCATCCATTGTTACAGGTGAAGTCGCTGAAGTTATTGATGGTGCATTGCCACAATTACTGCGTATCTTTACCCAGTCAGACGAGTTATGCCGCTTTGAGCCTAAAGGCCCAGGCGATGAGGAAGGCGCTAAACAAGCTACGGAATACTGCAATCTAGTCTTTTTCCAAGACAATGATGGCGTAATCTTGATGCACAACTGGTTTAAAGACGCTCTGTTGCAAAAGAACGGTATCGTCAAATATTACTGGGAAGATAGCGCAGACCCTACAAAAGAGAAGTACAAAGACTTATCAGCCGAGGAAGTACAGCTATTGTTTTCTGATGGCACGATGGAGTTAGTCAGCCAAGATATAAAAGAAGTATCGCCTGAGACTCTTGATCCTATGAGTGGGATGCTTATTCCCGCTACATTCTCATACGATGTAGTGGTAATGAAAAAGAAAGAATCAGGTCGGGTAAAGATTAGCAATGTGCCGCCAGAGGAGTTTTTGATCTCCAAGCGGGATAAGACCATCAAGGATGCACGATTTGTAGCTCACCGTGTCAATATGACTCGCTCAGACTTGATTGCTGCTGGCTACGACAAAGACATTGTAGATAACCTGCCTGCATACTCAGACCTGACTTACACGCCTGAGCGTATTGCTCGATTTGATCGTGGCGAGATGCCGGATGAAACACAGTCATTAGACTTCTCGATGCAAGACATTGAAGTATTTGAGTGCTATATCCGCACCGATTACGATGAGGATGGCATTGCAGAACTGCGTAAGATTACCTATGCTGGCTCAGAGATTCTCGATAACGAGGAAGTAGATCACATTCCTTTTGCTAGTGTTTGCCCAATCCCAATGCCCCATAAGTTCTTTGGGCAGAGTTTGGCAGACCGTAGCATGGACATTCAGTTGATTAAGTCTACAATTACTCGTCAGATTTTGGACAATATGTACCTGACTAATATGCCTCGTATGACGGCTATTGATGGTCAAGTAAACATGGATGACCTCTTAACCGTTGCTCCTAATGGAGTAGTACGCATGAAGTCGCAGGGCGCAGTACAAGCCTTGACCGTACCGGCAACCGCAGCACAATCCTTTCCAATGCTAGAGTATTTAGACTCAGTAATGCAGAAGCGCTCTGGAGTTGCACAAGCTGGTCAAGTCTTAGACCCCAGCATTTTGCAGAACACAACGGCTACGGCTATTGCGGCAATGCAACAGTCTGGCGCAGGCCGCATAGAGATGATTGCTCGTATCTTTGCTGATACTGGTGTAAAGGACTTGTTTACAGGCATTTTCCACTTACTCTGCAAGTACCAAGACAAAGAGCGTGTAATTCGTTTGCGTGGCAAGTACATCTCCATTGATCCTAGAGAGTGGTCTAACAACTACGACATGGAAGTTAATGTGGGCTTAGGTACTGGTAACAAAGATCAGCAGATGGCTATGGCAGCTATGGTATTGCAGAAGCAAGAGCAGATTTTGCAGACTCAAGGCCCAGCTAACCCATTGGTATCTATGGGTCAGTATCGGGAAACATTAGGTCGGTTTATTGAGGCAGCAGGGTTTAAGGACTCTACCGAGTTCTTTAAAGAAATTACCCCAGAGCAAGATCAAATGTTGTCTAATCCTCCTCCACAACAGCCACAGCAAGACCCAGCAGTAATGGCTTATATGCAACAGGTTGAAGCACAGATCCAAGGCGATCAAGCCAAGATCCAAGCTAAGATCCAAGCAGACCAAGTTAAGGCGCAGGCAGACATTCAGTTGGCTAGAGAGAAGGCTATTGCTGAGATCCAGCTAGAGCGGGAGAAGGCTGCGGCACAGTTAGAGTTAAAGACTGCACAGTTTCAAGCAGAAACACAGTTAAAGACGGCTGAGATGGTAGCTAAAGGGATGCAATGAACAAAGCAGAAAGAGCTAGAAATTATTTAATGGATGAGTTCTTTATGGAGCTAGTAAATGCTCAGAAGGACTTGTACAAGTCTTACATATTTGGATCAGCAGAACACGATGTAGAAGGCAGAGAAAAAGCCTTAGTGAAGCTGAAAGCAATAGAGGAATTTGAAGCGTCATTACAATCACTCGTGCAGCAAAGCGAAATTGATAAGAGGCGTATTAAGTTTTTTTAACTACCTAAAAGGTAAATAACATGAGCGACAACACCAACCCATCAGGGAGTGTAGATACATCTGTAAGCGGTGCGGCTAACGCATTTATGTCTATTCTTGAACCACGAAACGAGGAAGCGCAAGCTGACCCAGAAGGTCGTGAGGAATCGCAAGATTCCGAGTACGAGCAATCGGATTTAAGTGCGGAAGAAACTGAATACGAAGAAGAAGCAGTAGAGGAGTCTCCAAAATACCGAGTGAAAGCTAACGGTGAAGAACTGGAGGTAAGCCTTGATGAGCTTCTGAGCGGATACAGTCGAACTGCCGATTATCAGAAAAAGACTCAATCTTTAGCGGAACAGCGCAAGGCCGTAGAAGCCGAGCGCAGTAAGATTGAGGAAACAGCCAGAGTGCGTGATACCTATGCACAACGACTCCAAGTTATTGAGCAGTTGCTACAACAGCAGTCGGGAACTGAGAACCTAGCGGAACTCAGAGAGAATGACCCAATTGCGTATGCACTTGCCGTAGCAGATCGTAGTGAGAAGGAGAAGCAACTCAGCGCTATCCAAGCTGAAAGACAGCGAGTATATCAAGAACAGGCACAACAACAGTCCCAAGTATTGCAATCGCACATTCAGCATGAGCAACAAAAGCTAGTAGAGATGATTCCTGAGTTTAAGGATGACGCTAAAGCCGAAGTAATCCGTAGGGATATTCGGTCTTATGCCAAATCCATTGGATTCTCGGATCAAGAACTAAGCCAAGTTTACGATAGCCGTGCTGTGTCAGCGCTCTATAAGTCGATGATGTATGACAAACTGGTAGCAGGAAAGCCAGGCGCACATAAGAAAGTGCAGTCAGCACCAAAGACATTGAAGCCAGGAACATCTAACCCTAAGAGTTCCGAATCAGAAGCAAAGAAGAAAGACTTTGAGCGCTTACGCCAATCCGGCAATAAGAAAGACGCTGCAAGGTTATTTGAACGATTTTTATAAAAGGAATTAAATTATGGCTATTTATGATCGCTACGACGCTATTGGCGCTCGTGAAGATTTATCCGATGTTATCTATAACATCTCCCCAACCGACACCCCAATCATGTCATCTATTGGCAAGACTAAGGCTACTGGTGTTTACCATGAGTGGCAAACGGATGCCCTCGCAGCCGCTACTACTGGCAACGCATTGGTAGAAGGTGCAGACGCTTCTTCAGCTACTCTCAGCCCAACCAGCCGTATTGGTAACTACACACAAATCGTGGGTAAGACCATTCAGGTTTCGGGTACTTTGGAAGCTGTTGATAAAGCTGGTCGTAAGTCTGAGAAGGCTTATCAGTTGGCTAAAGCATCTGCTGAAATCAAGCGGGACATTGAGGCAATTATTACTGCCAACCAAGGTCAAGATGCTGGTTCAAGCGGTTCTTCTGCTCGTAAATTGGGTTCGCTCTTGTCTTACATCAAGACAAACACGAACAAAGGCGCTGGCACGACTGCTGGTGGAGATCCAACCACAATTGGTGTTTCTACCCGTACTGACGGCACAACCCGTACTTTCACAGAAACCATGTTGAAAGATGTTGTTTCCAAGGTATTTACCTCTGGCGGCACACCTTCAGCTTTGTTTGTTAGCCCTGCTCTCAAGCAAGTTGTTTCAGGCTTTACTGGTTTGGCAGCACAGCGTTACCAAGTGCCTACCAACGGTCAAGCAACCATCCTAGCTGGCGCTGATTTGTATCAGTCCGACTTTGGTGTATTGCAGATTGTTCCTAACCGTTTCATGCGTACCCGTGATGCTCTCGTACTCGATCCTGAGTATGCAGCATTGGCTTACCTGCGCCCATTCCAAACGAATGAACTCGCAAAAGCTGGCGATAGCGACAAGACCCAAATCTTGGCCGAATTGACCCTAGAAGTTCGCAACGAAGCTGCACACGGTGGTATTTTTGATCTGTCTTGATAGATCGGTAATTTGTAAGTAGAATGGGGGGTGGGTAACTGCCCCTCATTTTATGATTACATACATTCAAGGTGGTCTTGGCAATCAGATGTTCCAGTATGCTGCTGGGCTGGCTGTATCCAAACGACTACAAGAGCCGTTGTTTCTAAACAACAGTTTCTACGAAATAAACAAGAATAGGCAATACGAACTAGGGGTTTTCCCTATATCCGCTACTGTTACAAATGAACAGGGAAAGCTGATAGAGGAAAAAGGCTTTAGGCATCAAGAAATAACCGAGTCAGGAATGATGGTAGGTTATTGGCAGTCAGAGAAGTATTTTGAGGACATAGCCGACCAAGTAAGAAAAGAGTTTGCCCTGCCAAAATCGTCTTTTGACGATGACATGGTAGCGGTAACGGTAAGGCGTGGTGATTACCTGCTTTTGCCGGAAGTGTTCCACAATCTAGGCAACGAGTATTACCTAGAGGCTTTAGAGGTATTCCCTGACCATACGGTAGTCGTATTCTCGGATGACCCAGCCTGGTGTATAGATAACCTAGAATGGGCAGATTATGTAATGCCATGCAATACAGCAGTAACCGATTTATCTCTACTTTCCTCCTTTAAAAACCATATAATAGCTAATAGCTCTTTTGGTTGGTGGGGAGCTTGGCTTGCCAATGGTAATACTGTAGTTAGTCCTAGAAATTGGTTTACCAATGGTTTAGATACTACCGACCTAATACCTGATAGGTGGATTAGGATTTGAAAAAGATAATTGATGTTCAGAATGGAGTTACTCGCATAGCGCACGATGACGGTGAAGGCGGTTTAATTATTCAGTCCGTAACCGATATGAGCGACTTTGTAGAATATACAAAGACTAAATATGCAGAGAACAGTACCGGCAAGGGCTGGGGCGATAACCCCATAGATGCTAAAAACCATATTGCTACATTGCCTACCGAGATCATTAACGATCTGAACACAAAAGGCTTGATGCGTGGCTATTACATCATTGACCCTAAAGGCTTAAAGAAGTGGCTAAATGACCCAGAGAACAGAGTATTCCGTACTCGTGGGGGTGTCGTATGAGATTTGCTATATGTATTCCTGCCAGAGGGCAGATGGAAGTAGCTACCGCTTTTGACTTAGCAGCCTTAGTTGGTTTTATGGTTAAAACGACTAAGCACGACATAGACATTTATACGGCAGCAGGCACATTGATATTTGACCAGCGCAATCAGTTGGTAAAAACATCGTTGGCAGCAAAGTGCGATTACATTGTGTTTATAGATGCAGATATGCGTTTTCCAAAAGATACGATCATGCATTTACTAAAGCATAATAAAGAGATTATTGGAGTAAACGCTACAACTCGTACAGAGCCAGTAATGCCTACAGCTAAGAATTTGACCATAAATGAAGATGGCAGTTGCATCTGGCTGCCGATCTACTCTAACAAGTTAAGCGGCATAAGCAAAGCTGATGGTATTGGCTGCGGTGTAATGATGATTAAAGCAAGTGTATTTAAAAAGCTAGAAGAACCGTATTTTTACTTTGAGCAGCTACCTAATAACAAATTATTAGGCGAGGACATATACTTCTGTATAAAAGCAAAAGACGCAGGCATTGATACTTGGGTAGACCATGACTTATCTATGGGGATAAAGCACATAGGTCAATATAGTTATAGCTGGGAAAACATAGAGAAAACATAATGGGTTATACAAACTACACAGATTTGCAGGCTTCTGTTGCTGGTTATCTAGGCCGTAGCGACTTGTCGGCACAGATTCCTGACTTCATTCGCTTTGCAGAGATTCGCCTGGCAAGAGAGTTGCGTACTCGTTTAATGCTCAAGTCGGCCACAGCGCCAACAGTAGCGGCAGATGCACGAGTAGCTTTACCTACCGACTTCTTAGAGATTCGTGACTTATTCGTGCAGGGAAACCCTCGGATGCCAGTAACCTATCTGTCACCTAGCGCCTTCACAAGAGATGCTAGGGCAGATGAGTCTGGCTTGCCTGTGTTTTATACCGTACTTGCCTCAGAGTTTCAGTTTGCGCC